CCTCCAAAGCACGCGTGACAAATTCACCTATCACGGGAGTGTTCCCGTCGGTCAATGCGAAGCTAAACGCTTTCTCTTGTAGCTTCTGCTGTTTCGTGACTTTGCCAGCAATGTTCACTGTTAAGTGGAACTTTGCTAGTTGTCTACGAATATCACAACACGAGTTGTTGTCTCCTTTCCAAACGTCGGGCCCGTAACGTCTGGCTAGAAAACTAACACCCGGCTTTCCTAGCTCAATCACTTCCAGATCGAGCTTCTGACCAACGAGCGAGGCTGCTCTGGCTGCTGTCTTTGCGTCTACATCCGTGTCAAACCCATCATCTCCTCCGTAGATGCCTAGTTTATTCCAGGCTCCAAATGCGGTTAATCCCTGCATACGGTAGGTGAGATAGGCAATGAACGCCGTGTCTAGGGTGTTTCCTCCGCTGGTATCCGCACCGCCCGATAAGCGGTGGTACTCAGTCGTGTACTCTATCCCAAACACAGTTCGTGCTCTGAGGTGATGGTGTTTGTCCATCGCTTCACACAACTTGGCGTGATACTCCGGTCTAAATGCGGCACAATAGGTCTTCCTTTCGAACTCATGCAACACATTTCCATGTTTGCCATCCATTCTTTCAAAATCCTTATTAGCCCCATTGACCTGAGCTCCAGCAGCAATTTCCGCAACTCTATCTGCCACCTCCTTAGGTGACTTTCCGAATGCGTACCATCGCTGTGGTTTCAACACCAAATCCACAAAAGCATACATATAACGCGAATAGTCCCTCTTATCAGGCCCACAAATAGTGGAAATGCCCCTGGGATCATTCACGTTTCCATACGCTTCGCGTTTCACGAACTGACGGGTCGTTCTGTTCGACTCCGTATGTTCAGCCTCAGCCAGAATCGCTCTCTGGCTGGGTTTAGCTTGACGTGCATAGACTTCTTCAACATCCACTGGGTGTAGCTTGTGTTTCAAATCATGCGGAACAAGTTGATGAATAAATTCATCCATCACGTCCAACATGAATTTGCTGACATGCATCTCCTTACATGTCTGCTCCTTCACTCGCTTATCCACCATGCGCTGTTCATTGTTCTTGCAGATGTCTGGGACAAATCCGCCGTGAACCAATGGCGCCATGAATGCTGTCATTCCAGCCTTCGCGTCCTCGTCATATTCTGCAGGTCTAGGTAACCACTGGAAACGGCGTACAGCCTCTACCATCGATATGCGCTCTTTCGTCGGCGCCTTACTCAGATGGAATTCCAGAAGAATTTCCGAAGCGGTGCGATCAATGTCTCGCTCTCCCAGATCGGCGTCCAACTTGGACAAAACCGTCTGGCGCGTGAGCTTTCCACTAATTGTACGCGACGTACTTGCGATGATGTCATCCACACTTGCAGGAATGCTACTGGATGCGTAACCTCCTGCTATGCCGGTGACCACTTCCAGGCCTCCGGGCTTACTCGCATAGAATCGAACGAACTTGTCAGTTATCGGATTGAACCGAACCAACCGACGCGCTTGAACTCGATGTTGTGCAAGCCACACCCATAACGGATTTCTGGTGCGTACCAGCGGAACTAAAAGAATCAACTGATGGTCGGGACCCATCTGTCGACGCTCTACCGCGTAGCACGCCATGGCAATATCTACG